GATCAATTCAGTAAAGGTCGCTGGGTCAGTGACAAACAGACAAATAATTTCACAAAAGTAAAAATATGGGCGCAGTTGACACAACTTACACATTTACGGCTACTGACACGATCACTAGCTCGAAGATGAATAACATCATCGATCAGACTACCATTACTGGTGACGCTATTTTCGAGAACACGCTTGAAGTTGTAGCTGGCAAGCTAAAGGTTCGTGCTCAAGGAATTAGATCTAATGAATTAGCCACTGATGCGGTTACATCGACAAAGATCACAAGTGGTTCCGTTGAACCAGCGAAATTAAGCACTGGTTATCCATCGTGGACAACTAGCGGAAACTTGACTGTCAATGGATCATCTACGGCACTGTCTAGTGTGTCGGCAGGAACTGCCTCAGTGAGTATTGGTTCAGCTAGAACAGCATCAGGAGCATCGAGCATTGACTTCAACTCCACATTTCCACTTACAAGCTATGAAGCTAGAATTTCAAGGGAATCTGGAGCAAATGGAAATCTCGTAATTAGCAATACTGGAAGTGGATCAATTAAATTCAACGACATTCCTCTTGGGCTTCAAGCAGGAACAGCCCCGATTTATGGTGTGAGGGCATGGGCCAAACTTAATCCATATATAACTGGAAATACTCGTACTCATGCTTACAAGTCTGGCAATTATTCAAGAACACTAACTGAAACAACCGTTACGATCACTGATCATGGTTTGAAAACAAATGATAAGATAAGACTTGATTTCACATCTGGAACTGGAACTGACGGTCTATACACAGTTACCTCGTCGGCCAATTCAAGTCAATTTGTAGTAAACCATACAGGCGCTGTTACTTCTGGCACTGTTACCGCGCAATTTGTGCAAATACAAGGAGCTGGCAATATCTCAACAGCATCTTTTTATGATTCTTCCGACGACCAAATTGTGTTGAATTTTGTCACTCCAATGCCAAATGTTAATTATGCAACTATGGTGACTGGTCAATTGTATCCAGGTGCTTGGTATTCAATGGGAACTGAGGGGTCTATTGGTGATACTCAACTAAATACAATTTATCAAGCATTTGTTGCCCATAATGAAACCACAAGATTTTTGTCAGTATCAATCGTTGGATAGTTTGTATGAATTATCCATTGTTAGATGTTCTTAAAATTTACAAGGAGAACTCAATTGACTTTAATTACGAGATTGAATCTCACCTTTTAAATGGAATCGTATTTTCCGACGACAAGACGTTCATGTTTGCAATTCCATGCGATTCTGAAAATCCAGAGATCACAGTGCCGATTAATAATGCAAATTGCATCTTTATTTCGATGCTGGCTGGTGACATGAAGCACGCAATGGAAGTATTCCAAGATCGATTTGACTTTATCGCATTTAAGAGACAGTTTAAAAATTCTAATCACACGAGATTCTATTCTTACTCGCAATTTCACAAAAAACTAAAATAATATCATGGGAGGATCAACCAAAGTACCAACGCCAAAGGAGCCAGACATCGGAAAAGACATTTCCAAGTATGTAACTGGATACGGGCAAGCATTGCCAAGCGTAATTGGTCTTGAGCAACAGTATCGTCCTGAATTTGGCAAGTTGAACCTCGCTGACATTGGTCAGTACCAACAGGGACTTCAAGCACTACAGGGTGGTGCTACTGCCACTGCTCAAGAGCAACTTGGTGCGGCTAGAGGTGCTGAGTTTGCTGGAATGACTGGTCAGGCTGGACAGGTCAGAGGTCTTCTTGGTGCAATTAGTCCAGAGTCACAACGGATGATGGAGCTTCAAAACCTCCAAGCGGAGCAGGCATACGCCTCGTCGCAAGGACTGTCCCCCCAAGAGCAAAGATCTGCAACTCAAACTGCGCGTGAATCGTATGGTGCTACTGGCAGACTTGGTGGAAACCTTGGAATCGTGGGTGAGGCTATGGGTAGGGAGAGTGTATTGGCTCAGAAACGGCAGGAGGCGGCTGGACGCATAGGTCAGGCATACGGAACCTCACAACAGTTCTACTCGCCCGCCCTAAGCCTTCTTGGAGGCACTCCAGCGTCATACGGCGCGGGTCAACAGTTTATGAATGCAGGGATGGGTATGCTAGGACAATCAACTCCGCAGATGATCAATCCAGACACTGGTGCAAACCTTGCTGCGGCATATCGCAGGGATGTCCTTGGGGCGCAATCGGCAAATGCACAGGCAAGAGCTACTGAAAAAGCAGGTATGATGAGTATGTTTGGTAACATTCTTTCTGACATCAGATCAAAAACTGACATTAAAAAAATTGGCGTTACTGATGGTGGATTACCAGTATATACTTATCGTTACAAGACTGGTGGCCCAATACAAATGGGTGTTATGGCTCAAGAAGCTGAAGTTAATCATCCAGATTCAGTCATTGAAGTGGATGGATTCAAGATGGTAGACTACTCAAAAATCAAATAATAATATGGCATTACTAGGATCATCAATCGACCCGTCTCTGTTTTCTAACGACTACAGTGGATTTGCACGAGCAGGAGAAACCCAAGGCCAGATGTATGCCCAAATGGGCAAGGATGTGGCTGGAGCTATTAAGTCTGGGGCCGATATGTATGGGCAAGTTAAGCAATTCAAAGGCCAGCAGGAAGCATTCGGAAAGAGCATGGACTACATGGCAAAGGCGTTCCCAGATAAGGCAGAGATGTTTACGGGTGCAAAGTCGGCAGTGTTCGATCCTAATGCCAATATGATTCAACAGGCAGCAGCAATGAGCGAGTATCAAAACAAATTTGATATGATCAACAAGATGCAAATGCAGCAAGCTCAATTGGACATGATGAACCAAAGACAGCAAGGCAGTCAAACAGCTAGCCCCCAAGCTGCTCCTAGAAACTTTTACGGACAATAATCATGGATTTCATGCAACTACTTAAGGATAAGGTTCCTAATGCTGGGCCGAATGCACAGAGGTCTATTCTTGACGCTCAGAGACGCTTGGAAATGTTGCGTGTGAAAAACCCGCAGGAAGCTGACATCTATTCTCAGCAATTGGCTGGAGCAATTTCCAGACAGGAAGACCCAAGCTCAGTTCTTGAAGGGATTGGCAAGTCATACGGAATGTCGATTGGAAAACCATCCACAAAGGATGAGTTGGCACAACCGCAGGAGATGGAGAAGAAGAAAGCAACAAGTGCTGCTGCCATTGCAAACATCAACTCATTAGTAGAGCGGTCAACTAAAAGTGGAAACCCAGTCAGTCCAGCGTTGAGTGATTCAATCATCACATTGGCTGCTTATGATCCAGACAAAGCTCTAGAGATGGCCAAGTCATCACTCCCAGTCCTTGAGCAAAAGCCAGAGGACAAAGCACCAAAGAAATCAATGGCAGACATTACATTTGAACAGAATGCGTCTGCTGCTTTGCGATTTACCAATCAATTGGCTGATGCAATTAAGAAGTATGGCACTTTTGAGCTAGCAAGCCCAGAAGGATCAGCAAAACTTGGACAGTTGCCATATCAAATGGCTATCGCCTATGCTAAAACTGTCGATCCTAGCTCTGTCGCAAGAGAGGGCGAAGTTGCTGCGGCACAGAAGTACCTCATCCCAATGGGCATGGGGACTAGAGATAAAACTGCTTTGGCTGCGGCTTCAGATTTCAAGAAGGACATTGAGGAAAGAGTTGCTCAATACAAGAAGTCTACTGGTTCAGATATATCGATTGGAACTGTTGACAAAAAGCCAGAATCAACTGAAGAAACAGTCGGAGGTGCTAATAGCTTCTTCGGCAAGTTTAAATAATAAAATAGACCAATTTAATGCCATACAATGTACCTGACGATCAAAAATCCACCTTCAATCAAAAAGTCAAAAGTAGTCTTGGACTGCTTGCGGCGGATGTCGGCAGGACTCTAGGTCAATTAAAAGTATTGCAGCCAGAAACTCTGGTTGAGGAATACCAAAAGCCCATCGAGCCACAGGTCATCGAGACCACAGTGCCATCAGAAGACGGTATTGCGCCAATCGTCAGTGAGTATCAAACGCCAGTGCGTGAGGACATCATGACTGTTACGCCATACCAACAAATGGCAATGGATGCGGTTTCTTCAGAAACTGACTCTTTGAGAGATGAAAATGGAGAGATCGTTAGCTCACCAATGGATGTATTCTCCAAGCCACTTGATGCAAATCGAGTCAAGGCACTTGGCCTAGTTGATCGTGATGGGAAACCCACCGAAAAGGGCGAGTTGTTCTACAATCTGACTGAGGCTGGAATGTTTGACGTGTCTGGCAAGATCACTGATAAGGGCGTGGCTTATCTAACGCCTACCGAAGAACTTGGAAACCCAGAAAACCTAAAGGCATTCCAGACGCTATGGGATGATCAGGTAATCCGTCCGAGCGCGTCACTTGGGGAGATTACCGCAGGAACTGTTGGATTCCTGCAAGATGCCGCACTGGGTGGAGCTAAACGAATCGGTCAAGAGGCTCAATCCATATGGCATAACAGTCAGACATGGTCTAGCCTTCTTGGACAGACTGACAGACGACCAAAGGAACTGCGCGACAAAATGACTGCCAGTGGTCTTGGGCTAGTAGAAGGTGCAGTGGAGAACCTTTCTGGGTGGGCTGGAATGGCAGGCACTGGTGCTGCATGGATCGGCAAGAAACTTTATGATGTGCTCCCAGTCGGAATGGAGGACGAGGCAGAGCAAGCAATGTATGCGGCCAGACAGCGTCAATGGCAAACACAACAAGACATAGCTAACTTGGAGGCTGGAGAGATTGCGGAGACTGTCCTTGGTCTTGATAACGCGGTCAAGGAAGCAGAAGCGGCAAAGAGCAGCATGGGCGAGAAGTCTTTCAACGAGCAATACAAGCAGGCGGGTGCATTCTCTCAGATTGCGGCAGACCCTACTAATTTTGTTCCTGCGGCGATAGCCATGAAAGCATCTAGAATGGCTCCTCTGGCAAACAGGTTGAGCATTACCGCGCAGAAGAGGATGGCACAGGTTGCAGCTCAAGACTTGGCCATTGCGGAGGGTAGGACTGCTATTGAGGCTGCAAATGCGGTGCTCACCAAGGAGGCGGCTACAGTAAGCATAGCAAATCGTTTGAGTTCTGATATTTCATCTAGAGTTGGGGCAAACCCAGACATGGTGATGAGGGCTAATCAGGCATCTCAGGTTGCCAGTAGAATCACTCAAAGCGCAGAGCAGATTAGATCGGCACTCCCATCGGTAACGGCAGAGTTAGAGGGACTGGTTGCCAAGCGCAATAGTCTTGCGACAAGAATCCCAGAGGCTTACGCGCAAAAGGTTCTCCAGACAATGGAGGTTGGAAGACAGGTTCGCTCTATGCCAGCAAAGGCAGTCGGAGCAACTCTGGAGCGTGTTGGTGATGCTCTATCAAAGACTGACGATGCAGTTACAAACTTCCTAAAAGATCGAGGATTAGATCAGATGTACACGGCGGCAGTTGGTGCTGCTGGCATCGCTGGGATGGCTGGTAGTCCTGTCATCGGGGCTGTTGCGGCGGGTGCTGCCACCCTTAAGGCTGGAAAGGTATTGTCGAGCTACGGAAAGCTATTTAGGTATGTCGGCAAGGAGATGGAGAACGTGCGCGGTCAGATTCCATTCTGGAAGCGTGTGGCATCACACACAGCACCAAACTCACTTGGCAGAGGTATTGCACATTCGTTCAATATGCTCGACCTTGGTGGAGTCACCTCAGATGTACTGCGTAGGACTGGTCGAGGAATTGCTGCGGCAGCACCCACTGACCTAATGTTTGAATACCTGTCGGACGGTGCGGATATGCGCCCAGAGACATTGTATCAGGCGGCGGCTGAGTCGTTGGTCATCGGAGGTTCATTTGCTGCGGCGGGTGGTGCATTCATGGGAACCGAAAAGCGCATGAGAGAGCTATCCAATGGTGATCAACTTAATTTCAAGCGTGATCTTGTTGACCCTCGCCAGAAGGCGTTGTTTGAATCGATTCCATCTGGAACTCGCAGGGCTATTGCAACTTATTCAATTGCCAATCCTACGCTAAACTATCAGTTCAAGGACTCTGGTGCTAGTCAGTACGATCCAAATACCAACACTGCCACCATTAACGTCAAATCGACAAACCCTATCAAGGCACTGGTAGCGCATGAGACCCTCCACCACACCATCATCAAGAACAATATGGAATCTGGTATTTCTGCCTTGTTCCTTGGGGATATGAAGGAAAACACTGTGGGTGGGTTATTCCGCTCGCGGGATGGCAAACTAGATCCAAACTTTGAAGCGTTCAAGGACGCATACTACAAACGTCTTGGTGTTGCAGAGATGTCTAATGCCGAGAGAGATGCTATCTATCCACTGGACAAGGTTGCAGTCGAATACTTTATCGAAAAACATTCAGACCAATACTCAGCAATGGCAGAGAGTGGGGAGCTTGGAGCAATTGCATCAAGCGGAGCGGCAAGAAGAAAACTTGGATCAATCCTAGAAACAATCCTGCCCAGAGTGCCAGTCCTCAGAGACTTACACTTTAAGAGTGGCGGCATGATTGACAAGAATGGTTCATGGGTGACTGGTAACGGTATCCTAGACGCTGAAGGAATCAAGACCGACCCGATCACAAACAAGATGTTTCGCGACATGAACAGGCGCAGTGCTGGACTTGCTACGGGTCAGTTTGAGCCATTGATCAGTGACAAGGCCGACTCTGGTGCTTCTATCATCCTAAACCCGTCAGACTCGATTGACTCAGAACTCTTGCATCCACTTGTAAAGACTGACGAAAATGGGAAACCAATCTTGGAGAACGGAAGAGCAGTTGCATTGGACAAGGCTACAGAACTTGAACGCGCTCTTGCGGGACTTACCGTCAATGAAGTGCTTAGAAGAAAAAGGTCTGAAAACTACGTCCCCGAAAAGGGTGAGGCATACATCGATGATAACAATCAATTCCAATCGGGATGGTTGCCTGACGATGTGGTGAGTGAAATGTTTGCCAAGAACAGATTCAATCCAGAGCAGAAGCGCATCATCCGCGAGATGAATAGACTGGTGAAGAAGGGGACTGGTGACCGTGTTGTGATGATCAATTTCCCAGCAACCACCCGCAACAAGTCAGGAAAGGCTGTTTACAAGCCGCAGGGTGCAACTCTACGCGACACTGTGCCAGTGGCGATCCTCACGTCCAAGGATGGCAATCTCCTGTTCGGACTGATGTCTGTTACTAAGCTGCAAGAGAACATCCAGAAGCGTTCACAGAGTGCGCGTGGCAAGAGACTTTACAGTGGCAATGTAGACTTAATCCTCAGAGACACACAGGCGATGATGGACTTCCACAAGAATGGTGTGGATAGCATTGAGTACTTCAGCGAGAAGTATGGAGCGGTTGAGGCAGATCAACGCAAGAAGTTCATCAATACGATGTTTGGGTTGCTCAACCAGAAGGAACAGGCAGTGCTAAACCCAATGCTTCTTGAGGATGGCGTGAAGAGCAAGGATAACGTGTATCGGACGTATCGTGCAGACAGAGTCAGTAAGGCAGTCCCAATGTCCCCGCAGGACTATCCAGCAATGCCATTCAGTTATAAGGCAACCAGTCAGGTGCTACTTCCTGAGCAGGCAAGGAAGATGCCAGAGGCTGTTGATAACGATCAGTTCTACTCCCAATTAGAGCGCGTTGTCATAGACAAGATCCCAAGCAGGGCTACGCCGCAACAGATCATGGCTACCATCGACCCAACAAGGGGCAGTGGAGTTAAAGCTGACGAGATCAAGTGGAGCGGCATCGAACAGGCTATGGAGAGCCTCAAGAAGGATGGAAAAGTTTCCAAGGAGGATTTGCTGAATTACTTGCGTGATGAAGGTCAAGTGAAATTTAAAGAGATCACAATTGGAGATAAACCTCCAAGATGGAAAGTATCAGACGCAAATATGACTGAATATTACGATTCTGAAGAACAAGCAAACGAAGCGGCAGAGGAATGGAGATACAATCTTCGGCCAGAAATGGATACTCGAGAAATAGTTTCTGTTACTGAAGGATGGAATATTGAAAAAACGGAAGATAATGAATGGGGCATCTTTGATAGTAATAATAATCAGGTTAGTAATTTTGATAACAAAGAAGCAGCAAACCAAGAATTTAATGGCCTAAGCAATCTGTACGCAATAAAACCGCTTTACGATGATTACTGGGTAGCTGATCCGAATGACTCGTTTGAATCAGAACAGGAAGCTGAAGATGCTAGAAACTCTGAAGATAAAGAAGAGTTGTATTCATATGTCACAGTTAGCGAAGATGACTCAGGCAACGATCCCAATGCTGCTAAATTTTCTGAGTATGTCCTTCCAAATGGTGAGAACTACCGCGAGGTAGTGCTGGCGATGCCAAATAAAGCAAAGGCCAGAAATATGAATGAAGCGTTTGAAATGTGGAAGGCTGACGCAAGAAGTGGCAAGCGGGGTTCATACACTGAAGCGGAAATTCAAGGAATGCGTCTGGATGATGTAAGAGAGAATCTGATCTCAGACTACCTTTCTGACCCGAAACCTGATTACACCTCATCACACTTCCCAGACGTTCCAAACTATGTCGCCCATATGCGCACTAACGAGCGCGTGGATTCCAGCGGCAAAAAGGGATTGTTCGTTGAAGAGTTCCAGTCTGATAGGCATCAAGAGGGAAGAAAAAAAGGATATAAGGAAGACACGTTTCCAGAAGATATTGAAAGAGCAAAGAAAGACAAGGAAGATGCTGAAGAAAAGTTACAACTAAGAGAATACGCTATTCGAGAAGAGAATGAATTTCCTGTTTCGTTGAAAGATATTATTTCATCTGGGCGAAAATCGGAATACGATTTAATTCGTGATGCTGATTCTGCTAGAAAAAAATTAAAAACCATTGTTGATCAAGCAAGACAAAAATACGCAACTTTAGTATCAACTAGTCAAGTCGCAGACGCACCATTCCGCACCACTTGGCCTTTGCAACTATTCAAACGCGCACTGCGCGATGCTGTGGACTCTAAAAAGGACTGGATTGGATGGACTGATGGTGAGACTCAGAATGAAAGGTTTGATCTTAGTAAGAGTGTTGAGAAGCTATATTGGTATCCAGACGGAGATGGCAATGGTATTCTTATAGCTTCATCAAAAGAGCAGGGAGACATAATCAATGAGAGAATTGCTGAGGACAAAATAGAAGACTATGTCGGAAAAGAAGTTGCTAGACGACTTTTAGATGCTAAACCGTCTGAAAAGGATTCACCACATAGATTGTCTGGGGTTGATCTTAAAATAGGTGGTTCTGGCATGAAGGGGTTCTACGACAATATACTGCCAAAGGAAATTGGCAAGTATGTCAAACAGTGGGGTGGCAAGGTTGAAAAGAGTTCAATAGCCTCTGGCGAAGCTAATATTCCATCATGGGATAGGTGGCACAAGGAGACCTATGGGCAAGAAGTTGATGCGACCATTGATGATGCGACTCTTGACGCTAGATATGAGGAATGGACAAATCTTCGTGATACTCCGAAAACTGTTTCAATCTGGAAAGTTGAGATCACTCCTGAGATGCGTAAGGTCACACAGACTGGACAGGCTAGATTTATGCCTGAGTCAGCTAATCCTGTGCCGACTGATAATAAATTTTTAAGCCTTGCCGACTCTGGAAAGCAAATGCTTGCAGGCAGCAGTAACGAGGTGAAATCTGGATCAATCCTTGGAACATTTAGATTTATGCCTGAGGGTGAAAACGAGCGGATTATGGAAAGTTTTCCAGTTGATGAATCGGTCAAAAAGAAAATGGAAGGAAAAGTTGGATTTGCCTTTGCCTCTGACTGGTCTGATTCAAATCGGTTATATAGAACCCGAAATGGTAGGCCGATTGACATCCTGATGGGTGGTGTTGGTTATTCTTATCACCCAGATATTATTGGAAAAGGAGCTTGGGCTGGATCATTTTCAAATTTGACAAATCGAGTTCTAAAGAAAATCAATCAGACGGATGGGATTGGGCTAGTTGTTGCTGGAGGTCGTGACTCAACAATCTCAAGCAGGTCGTTCTCGCTAGCCTTCATGGAAGAACTAAGAGATGATTTAATCAACAAGACCATCAGCAGGCCAGTTCTTAACGATATCATTAGAGATAGCGCAGAAAGAATACTTGGAAGAAAGGATATTAAGTCATTTGCTGATTATGACAAGCTGCTTCATGTTGAAAACAATGCTGGAGGACTGACATTTGAAGAAAGATTCTTCATGATCAAAGCAATTGGATCACAAGCAAACAAAAAAGCATTTGGACTCTTAAATTGGAATGACGTGTTAAAGAAGTACGAAATGCAGAATGGTAAGTTTGAAGCTGGCCAAATCATGTCGGTTGTTCAATTCAAAAAAGACGCTCCATTAGCTAGGGCATCTGACATTAGGGCAAGGGAACATAAATCATATGAAGCGGTAATTCAGGGTCGTCCACTCGGAATGCTTACAGAAAAAGTTATGATTGGTGATTTCTTCAAGGACTTCTTTGAGGCTGAAGGAACCCAGCCAGCGTCCTATACAAGGAAAGTCCAAACCAAAATGCCTAGCTTTAAGTATGGAACAGGATCAGCGGTTTTTCCAAAATCTTCACCAGGATTAATTTCTAGTGTTGCCAAGATGAAATAGTCAGTCTACTGTGCCTCTAATGAGTAATGCAATTGCAAAAGAGATCGAGTCTCAACCAGCAGAATGGTTCCAAGAAGTCCTTGAGAGAGCTAAGGCGCATGGTGATCGTAAGCGGGTTGAGTACTGGAACCCACAAGGGGCTGCAAAGGCTCTCTGGGGGCTTGCACAGGGCAAAAGCTACTCTGCCATAGCAAAGGACACTGGGATCGATAGAAAGACCGTCAGGGAGCTTGAATGGAGGCATGAGGACACGCTGGAAACTAAGCGCAAGGACTTTTCGCGTAAGTACGCAATTGCTGCGGAGGAATATACTGACTTGCTATTCCAGAAAGCAGAACAACTTGCTGAAGATCCAGAGCAACTGAAGAATATCTCCCCTGACAGGCTGGCGTTAACTGTCGGCATTATGACTGACAAAGCTACTCAGCTTGCTGGTATGGCGGGTGTGGTGATCGAACATCGCAAGGGAGCATCTATCGAGGATGCAGCCATTATGATTGCACAGGCAAAGGCAAAGATCGCATCCCGCGCATCAACTGTCATTATCGACGTACCATGAAGTGGCGTTCACATCAGATTCTAATTCCTCCATCCGAGGATGAGATTGCAGAGATGGAACCAGAAGACTTGGTTCACCTGCACCAAATCTATCACGAGGCGATTGAGAACGCTGAAAAGGATCCATTCCGCTACGGATTCCGTCTACCTCACTGGGGAAAGGCTGAAGAACAGTTGTCAGAAGTCACTGAGATTGTGGCACTTGGAGGAAACAGGTCAGGAAAAACCCAGTGGGGCGCGTTCTCCATTGTCCGTGCTGCGGTAGAGAATCCCAACTCCGAAATCTTCTGCTTCGCTCAAACGTCAGAGGTTTCCATCCGACAACAACAGAGTGCCGTGTATGACTGGTTACCAGCAGAACTAAAGACCAAGCAGACATCTGCGGGGGCTTACATTAGCTATACGAAAAAGAACGGATTTACTGACGGTAGCTTGATCCTTCCTAACGGCTCCCAGATCATCTTCAAGACATATTCTCAGTATCAGAACAATCCAACCATTCTGGAAGGTGCGGAACTTGGAAGCAGATCACCCGTGTGGCACAACATCGGTGTATGGCTCGACGAATACTTGCTAGGCCCAGAGTTGATCAATACGCTTAGGTTCCGATTAGCTACGAGAGATGCCAAGATGCTGGTCACGTTCACGCCAATTGATGGGTGGACAGAGGTCATCAAGGAGTATCTTGATGGAGCATCCATCGTGGAATCCAGATCTGCTGCCCTACTCAAGGGCGAGCTTGTGCCATACATCCAGAGGTCAAAGAAGCGCAATGCCAGCATCCACTACTTTCACTCTCAGGACAACCCATTTGGAGGCTATGAGCGTATCAAGGAGGCTCTTGAAGGCAGAACACGGGAGGAGATCCTCATTCGTGCTTACGGAGTCCCTGTGAAGTCTCAGGCGACCAAATTCCCTAAGTTCAACACTGCTGTCAACGTCATCTCCAACGACAAGATTCCTACGGAGAATATCACACGGTATCAGATTATCGACCCTGCTGGTGCAAAGAACTGGTTTATGTGCTGGGTTGCGGTTGACGAGACTGGAACATACTATGTCTATCGGGAATGGCCAAGCGTGGATGTGGGTGACTGGGCTGAGTGGAAAAGTGGCAAATGGGTCGCTGGTGAAGCGGCAAAGGGTCTTGGATACGGCATCCGTGATTACGTCGAACTGATTCAAAACTACGAGGAAGGCGAAGAGATATTTGACAGATTGATCGACTCTAGGCTAGGTGCTGCTAGGTATCAGGCATCTGATGGTGCTTCCTCGATTATCGAAGACTTAGCTGAGATGGAAATCATCTGCAATCCAGCATCTGGTCTTGATATTGAAGAAGGGCTACAGGCGTTGATCAGTAAGATGAGCTACGATACCAGCAAGCCATTGGATTCAGTAAACCGTCCGCACTTTTACATCTCGCAAGACTGTGAGAATATCATTCGCGCACTTGCTGAATACACTGGAGATCAGGGACTTAAGGAAGCATGGAAAGATCCTATTGACGTTCTGCGTTATGCTGCCATTGCTGACTTGGATCACGTTGACGCTACAAAATCACAAATAACAAAACAAGGAAATGGTGGATATTAACTGCTGGAAGCAAGGAGACATTGTCGAGAAGTTGGATGTAAAGCCAGCCGAGGCAAAAGCATTTCGTGATGAGTTCCTAATCAAGGGCGTTCACTGGGATAAGAATGGAGCAACGATCTATTGGACTGACCATGCGATGTGGATGTTCAAGAAACACCTTGCCGAGCCTGTGGCTAGCAAGACTGAGATTGAAGTATTCATCGTAGGCCCAGCACAGAACCCAAGGTTTGTCTACGGCGATCTTGACGGCACACGCATCCCGATTGAATGCTCACAAAAGGATTCCCAACGCATCGTCAAGAAGACGGTCAAGGTATCGGTCAGGGAAGAGAACGGAGAATTTTACTACAGCTACAACCTATGAAATCATCAGAAGAAGAAGAAATTATGGAGGGCGAATCGCTCATCTACGCATCCACCGAGCCAGACGTTCCATCATTACGGAATGCCTATGACACTTGCCTGTTGCAACTCGACGAGTACTTTGAGGTTTGTAGACGAAGCTACGATGACCGCAGGAACATCTGGGACGGAAAGACCCAAGACCTTCGTAAGAATGGATCAAATGCCTTCCCTTGGGATGGTGCTTCAGACATGGAGGTTAACGTCATTGGCGAGAGAATCGATGCGTTCGTATCAATCCTAGATCAAGCGTTGACGAGAAGCCACATCAAGGCCTTCCCAACAAGCACTACGTCTATTCCACGGGCGGCACTGGTATCCTCATTCCTGAAATGGATGAAATCTAGCTACATCCCTGACTTCAAGAATCAGATGGAACTGGGAGCCAACTACCTGCTTGAAAAGGGCATCATGGTCAGCTATGTCGGATGGAAGCGCGAGAAACGTACGTTCCTGCAGGACGTATTAATCGATGAACTAGCACAGGCATCCCCTGACATGGCAGAATTGATCATTAACGCCACGGATGATGAAATGCTTATTGACATGGTAATCCAAGCGTTCCCGCACATGACCGCCAAGAGAGTTCGCAAGTTCCTCAAGGAGATTCGCAAGACTGGCAAGGCAAGCATCCCGATCCCCCGTATGTCGATTGACTGCCCATTCGTTCACTCCTGTGCGCCTGATGGTGAGGTTCTGTTCCCCCCGTATGTCGTAGACCCACAGGCAGCACCGTATGTATTCTGGAGGACGTTCATGACCGCTCAGGAGCTTGAGAAGAAGGTAACCACCGAAGGTTGGGATGAGGAGTGGGTGGATGATGCTATCGACAACCTCAGAGGCAAGGATTCGTACTACTTGGACGGACAGAAGGTTAAGAAATATACCAATTTGCCTATATCAAACGACACTGACCTAGTGATGGTTGTCTACGCATATCAACGTCTGATCGACGAGGATGGGGCTGAGGGCATCTACTGCACGGTATTCAATCCGAACGTGGATGGTTACGCAAAGAACGAACTGCTCAACGGCTATGATGAATACCCATTTGTCGTCACTCGTCTTAGCAACAATCAAAAGCGAATGTATGAAGTGCAGACGTTCCCTGACATTCTCCGTGGGGCGCAACTTCAGATCAAGACCGAGAGAGACAGTCGAATTGACAGAGCTAGCTTGGCTACCTTGCCGCCTATCATGCACCCCGCTGGTAGACCTCCATCTGATTGGGGGCCAGGCCGTAGAGTGCCATATAGACGTTTGGGAGAGATTGCATTTGGCCCTATCCCTCCATCTGACAATGGATCTATGGAAATTGAGTTGTCCATGAATGCACAGGCAGACAGGGCAGTTGGATTGGATATGACTAGTCCTATCTCAAGCGTTCGCCAGCAGTTCTTTGTCAACAAGTATCTGGATCACGTCAAGGATGTCCTTGGCCTTGCATGGAAGCTATTCCAACGCATGGGGCCAGATGAGATCTTCTTCCAAGTCACGGGTAATCCAAACCCACAGACGATGACTAAGGGATCACCAGACGAGAACTATTCGTTCAGTGTTTCGTTCGATTCGCTCAGTGCCGATCCAGATAACGCAGAGTCACGCATGAAGCAGATTGGAAGCCTTGTTCAGTTCGACCGCAATGGTCGTATTGACATGGATAAATTCCTTGAATTTGCAGCCATGAGCATCGACCCAGTGTTTGGTGACTATGTTCTCCAGCCTGCCGAGGAAGCTACCGCAAAGGTTCAGAAACAGGTCACTGATGACTTGGCGAAGATCTACGCTGGTATCGAAATGCCTGCTCAACCTAACGGCGCACAAATTGCAATGCAGATGCTCCAAGCATACGCGCAGCAGCCTGACGTGGCTAGTAGAGCGCAGCAGGACGAAGCATTCGGACAACGACTTTCCAAGTACGCCTCTCAATATGAATTTCAAATGCAACAAGCACAGAACGCTCAAATCGGGCGTATTGGCACTGCCCCAGCAGAAATGGGGGGAATTCAAACCCAAGGAATGAATCAGCAATAATATGATACCAGTACCCACACTACCAGAGGCAGTCGCGATCCTAGTTAACAACGAGGAGTTCAAGGTATTCCTTAGCTTCCTAGAGGATGAGCGTGAAGTATTCATCGCTAATCTGAGACAGGCAGAGAACCCGAACGAGGTAATGAAATTGGCAGGTTCAATTTCTACACTTGACGAGATTCTACAATTCGTTAGTATGAGTTCGTCCAAGTAACGCTGTCACGTTGATTTGGGGTTTGTCATGGTAACGCGCCCTAGTAGTTAAATGCTGCTAGGGCGTTTTCCGTTGTGCAGGAAAAATACCAAGGGGGGTTGACAAGCCAAAAATATATAGGCAGTTGTGTTCTATCGCTACCGCCTAGCGTAATTGGCGTTTTAATATATGAGTGAAGAATCATCGGCCATCGCTGGGGTCACAGAACCAGTGTCAAACGTATCAGTTGA